TTGTCCGTCGCCTTACAGAGATCAATCCATCAGGCTCTGCTGCTGGAACTAGAACCTTGCGATTCATTATCTCGGTTCCCGCCGCTGCTCTTTCTGTTGCTAACACAATGCAAGATCTCTTCGGTGGAAAGGTTCTAGGTTTCCGATACCCAGAAAAAGATGCGTTCACCGCAGGTCAAGGTCTTGGCTCTGTTGTTGGTACGGATCCATGGGGACTTGAAGAAGCTACTAACCAGGAAGGTCTAATCACTGGTGGTGGATCCTCCGCAGCTAAAAATGCAATCCGTGAGATCGACATTAAGGTTGACTCGGTTGCTGTTACAGCGATGACGAAGAAACTTAAAGCTAAGTGGACTCCAGAACTTGGTCAAGACTTGAATGCTTACCACAACCTCGATGCTGAAGTTGAGCTTACAAGCATTCTTTCCGAGCAAATTGCTCTTGAGATTGATCAAGAAATTCTTGAGGACCTTGTTAAAGGTGCAACGGCTGGTACTTATTACTGGAGCCGTTCCCCAGGTCTCTTTGTTAATCGCACAACTGGTACTGAAATCGGTGCTGCTTCGGCTGCTCCTGACTTCACTGGTACAGTTAGTGAATGGTATGAGACTCTTATCGAAACCATTAATGACGTAAGTGCTCAGATTCACCGCAAGACACTTCGTGGCGGCGCAAACTTCCTTGTTTGTGGACCTGAAGTTGCCAATATCCTCGAATTCACAGCAGGCTTCCGTGGCTCTGTGACTGCTGATGATAATCGCGGTAGCGTCGGAGCTGTTAAGGTGGGTAACCTTTCCAAGAAGCAAGATGTTTATGTGGATCCTTATTTCCCACGTAACCTTGTTCTTGTTGGGCGTAAAGGTGCTAGCTTCCTCGAAAGTGGATATGTCTATGCTCCATACGTACCTCTCCAGGTAACACCTACTATCTTCGGAACCGAAGACTTCGTGCCTCGTAAGGGCGTGATGACTCGTTACGCGAAGAAGATGGTTCGTCCTGATATGTACGGTCTTGTTGTTGTACGCGGCCTCCTTGGTGAAGCCGGCGCAACTAGCTAATAGATTGTAGCGTTCTATAAAAAAGACCCCGGTTGTTCATTCAGCCGGGGTTTTCTTTTATCTCGTAGTTATATATGTGGAGGGGCACCTCATTTAGCCTAGTTTTAATATGATTAAAAATGGTACAACCAAGGGGGTTTTTTTTGTTTTTTGATTTATTAACAACTATTTATAGTACTCAAGGAGATTTACAATGGGCAAGAAGAAGAAACATATGTTTAACCCAAAATATGCTGGACACCCTCGCAGCAGACTTAAAAAAAATGAGGAAATAGTTGTTGAAGCGCCTGTGGTGGAAGCAAAAAAGGTGGAGACAACCACTAAAAAAACAGTCACACCAATTATAACTAAAAAAGAAGATGCGACTGCTAAAAAACCAAGTGCGAAAAAGACAAAAACAAGCGATTTTAAAACAAAGACAAATAAAAACAAATAACTTATTTTTTCCTCCCCCTGTCCACAAAAGTTTGTTATTGTGGATTTAAACCCGTTGCCGTTAAACGCAAAGGGTTTTCCTTTATAAGAAACTAATTAAGTTGATAGGAGAATCTCGAACATGGCAGTGCCAACTTTAACGCCTTCAAGTCAAACAAGCGCAGTCAGGCTACCCGTCACAGGAACCCTTTCAAAAGCATCAGCTTCTGGTTCGTATCCTTTTGGCGTTTACACAAAAGCATCTTCCGCAATGTACAGCACAAACTTTGTGTCTGGCGCTGTGGAACAAGTAGCGTATACATATAAAAAACTGGGAGGCGATGTTCTTGATGTCGAACTTACCGAAGAAAACGTGTATGCATCCTATGAGGAAGCCGTATTAGAATACTCTTATTTGTTAAATGTTCATCAAGGAAAAAATGTCCTTCACAACGTTTTAGGAGATTCAACTGGTTCTTTTGATCATCATGGAAATATTTTAGCAGGCACGCTTTCATCAAGCTTGAGCGGAACACATGTTAATTTAAAATATCCTCGTTTTGATTTTTCTTATTCAAAGAGAATTGGTCAAACCGTCTCTACAGAAGTTGATTTAGGAGGAAACGTTCCTATATACTCGGCATCATTTGATACGGTCAACGGACAACAGGACTATGATTTAGCTCAGATAGTGCAGTCATCGTCTGTAAACGATTCTACTACTTCTTATTATAATCAAGTAGGGGATAATAAAATAACAATCAGAAAGGTCTTCTATAAGACGCCTCATGCTATGTGGCGCTTTTACGGCTATTATGGTGGACTTAATACGGTCGGAAATCTTTCTACATATGGAATGTACGCAGATGATTCAACATTTGAAGTAATTCCTGTTTGGCAAAACAAATCACAAGCCATGGCATATGAAGATGCTATATGGACAAGAAATTCACATTATTCATACGAGATTAAAGATAATAACTTAAGAATTTTTCCAGAGATTGTAAGTTCCTCTCCAAGAAAAGTATGGTTTGAATTCACTGTTGATAATGATGCGTGGACTCAGGTTAGCGGGTCCACTGGCGTCGATAGAGAAATTGAAGGGGTTAACAACTTAGGAACAATGCCTTTTGGAAATGTTCCTTATGAAAACATTAACGCTATCGGCAAGCAATGGATCAGAAGATTCGCCATTGCTCTTTCAAAAGAGATGCTTGGGCAAATTAGAGGGAAGTTTGCAACTATTCCAATTCCTGGCGAGTCAGTTAACTTAAATGCAGGGGAACTTTTAAGTCAGGCCAAAGAAGAGCAAAATGCCCTAAGAGAAGAATTAAAAGCAGTTCTTGATGAGCTTACTTATGCAAAGCTTGCTCAGCAGGAAGCTGACATGATGCAAAGTTCAAAGGATGCAATGGAAAAAGTACCTACTGGTATTTTTGTTGGATAACAGAAGGGGAACAGGAAAGTGTCAAATTCAGATTCGGATAAGTGGCAGCAGCCATTACAACCCCCGCCTCCTCTTTTTTTAGGAGAAAAAGAAAGAAATCTGGTAAAGCAAGTCAATGATGAGCTTATTGAGCGAGTCATCGGACAGCAGGTCGCTTACTATCCAATAAGCCTGGAGCATACTAATTTTCACTCTCTTTATGGCGAAGCAATTAAAAAAACCTTTCTTCCTCCCCTCCGCGTGTATGCTTTAGTAAACTGGGAAGGAATTGAGACTACCACTAGAAACTATGGGCTTGACAAGGATAGTTCTATTATGGTTCACTTTCACAAGCGCCGATTAACAGAAGATCAAGATCTATTCGTGCGCGAAGGCGACTTTGTTCTTTACGGTGATATATACTATGAGATAGTCAAACTTGTTGAGCCAAGACAATTATTTGGACAGATACAGCACAAGTTTGAAATATCAGCTAAATGCGTGAAGGCACGCGAAGGTTTGTTCGATGCCACCTAAAGATTACTCACACACTGAAGTCAAAGATCCTTCAGTCATTAAAGAAGAAATTTTGATGCCATCTACCATGGAGAACATCGACATAGCACTTTTTAATTACATAAATGATACAATGAGTATATCTTGCACCACAAATAAAGGATTCGAAAAAGTTCCAGTTATATGGGCTTCGGCTGAAAGATCTTATCAAATAAAGCACAATAAGAACTTGAGAGATAAAAGTGGCGCAATAATATTGCCAGTTATGGTGTTAGAAAGGTCATCTTTTGAAAAAAGTTTATCCCGCAAGGGAACCGTTTTTGGTGGTTCGCCCAATCCAAATTCAGCAATAACAATTGCAAGAAAGATCAAACAAGACAAAACTCAAAATTTTTCTAACGCTGAAGCGAAACGCCGCTTTAACGATCCAAATTATCCCATAAAGCACGGAAAAGTTGTTTATCAGACAGCTACAATTCCTTTGCCAACTTACCTAGATATCAGTTACACTCTTAGTATTCGCACAGAATATCAGCAGCAGTTGAACGAAGCCGTCGTACCCTTTGCAAATTTAGGAAGGCCCGTAAATTATTTTTTAATTACAAGAAACAAACACAGATACGAAGCGTTTGTGGATTCTAATTTTTCGCTTGAATCTAACATTTTGGACTTGGGAGAAGAAGAAAGAAGATACGAGACAAAGATTAATATTAAGGTCTTAGGATATGTTGTAGGTGATGATAAAAATCAAAAACCACCCAAAATTGTTTATCGCGAAAACGCGGTCGATGTGAGAATTGGGAGAGAGAGGACTATTTTGGGGGATGAGCCTTGGAACATTGCTTCCGAAGATCTTAAATACCGAGATTAATTATTAAGGAGTTTCAGCTCCTATCTTACTATTTAATTAAGATAAAGCTGTTAAATCACTTTGCTATTCATAGGAGATATTGCAAATGTCAATCAAAAAGTATAAGTTTATATCCCCCGGCGTTTTTATTAATGAAATTGATAATTCGCAACTGCCCAAAGAACCTCAAGGCATCGGACCAATGGTTATTGGTAGAACACGATACGGTCGTGCCATGCAACCCAACAGGGTAGAGTCTTTGAGCCAATTCGTCGAACTTTTTGGAAACCCTGCCCCAGGAGGCGGCGTAGACGATGTCTATCGAGCGTCAACAACTAGTATTCTAGCCCCTACATATGCTTCATATGCAGCGATGGCTTGGCTAGCAAATGCTGGACCCATTAACGTAGTGCGCTTGCTTGGAAAAGAGCACGCCTCTGCAACGACTGACGGTAAAGCCGGATGGATGACTAAAAATTCCTCCAGCACCGAAACAACTGTCGGAAAGGCGATAGATTCTGGTGGAGCTTATGGTCTCTTTTTGATTCCTTCTGCCAGCAATCAACTCACGACCGGCACCGGCGATGCCGCAGCCAATGCACAAACAGGCGCTTTAGGAGCG